CTTATCTTTGATACAGGTGCTGATGCTAATTACTTCATTGGTGGTGTCGTTCATGCAGATTCAAATGCTGATAACGTAACTGTTTATTCTGATGGAAACTCTAACTCAAAACTAACTCTTACAGATTTTGGTGGTATGGAGATTAACATTATGGCTAAAGATAGTACTAACTGGCTAATTTGGGGTTACACAGAAGGTGCAGATGCACCTGCATTCGCAGACAATTAAATAATATAGTGGGGCTTCGGCCCCACGTTTCTTGATTAAGGAGGGAAACAATGGCAGATACAGTAACATTAGCAACAGTTTCAGAAAATGATAGAAGAGTTGTTAGACGATGTGTTAATCAATCAGATGGTACAGGGAGTACATCTTTATTAGTAGATGTTTCTGCTTTGGCGGCTAGAAGTCTAGACAACAAAGCATGTTCAACAGTCGAATTACAAAGACTTTGGTTTGCTTGTGATACGGGTGATGGAGGAGACACTTATGCACGTATTGAACAAGAAGATTCAGATGCTGATATAGTTTTATTAGGACTTACTGGAACAGGCTACTGGGATTTTAGAGAATTTGGTGGATTAAAGGCAAATAAAACTTCTAATAGTAATGAATATGACATTAATTTAGTTGTGCCTTCAACTGCTGATTCTGGAAATATGTACACAGTTGTAGCTGAGTTTACTAAAAATTACGATTAGGAGTTTAAATGGCTCTTTCAGGAACTACAGCGTTCGATTTAACAATCGAAGAGATTATCGAAGAAGCATACGAGAGATGTGGTCTTGCCGTACGCTCTGGTTTCGATTTAAAAATGGCTCGAAGATCCATGAACCTTTTATTTGCGGAATGGGCAAATAGAGGATTAAATCTTTGGACTATTGAACAACGAACAAAGACACTAACAGCAAGTACATCAAGTTATGATCTTGATACAGATCTTGTGGATGTCTTATCTGCTGTTTTATATGAAGCTTCTGATACAACTGTCGATAAGCAACTAGATAGATTAAGTAGGGCAGAATATTTACATTTGTCTAAAAAATCTACTGAAGGAACACCAACACAATTTTATCTTGAAAGAACTATAACTCCAAAATTATATGTTTATCCAACACCTGATGCTGCAGATACATTTAAGTATTATGCTTTAACAAGAATTAATGATGCAGGTGATTATACAAATAATTCTGAAGTACCTTTTAGATTTTTACCAAGTTTAACAGCAGGTCTTGCTTATTATTTAGCAATGAAAAAAGCACCTGATAGAATTCAATTATTAAAAGCTGCTTATGAAGATGAATGGCAAAGAGCTTCAGCAGAAGACAGTACAAGAGCAAGTGTTAATCTTGTTCCTAAAATAGGAGTTTTATAATGCCTAATGCAAGTGGAAAATATGCAAAAGCAATATCTGATAGAAGTGGATTAGCATTTCCGTATACGGAAATGATTAAAGAATGGAATGGATCTTTAGTTCATAAATCAGAATTTGAATCAAGACATCCGCAAGATGAACCTAGCACACATATTGCTGATGGAGAATCACTTTCTAATTCACGTCCTGCTAGAAAAGAACCTATTGTTGTTAATGTTGGAAGTAGAACTTTTTTTGATCAAAATGACACAATGTCTCCACAAACACAAAACCCTGTTTTAATGAAAATGAAAGTTAATACAGTAACAGTGAGTATATCATGACTACATATGCAGAATTAACTACACAGATTTTAAATTATACAGAAGTAAGCACAGATGTATTATCTTCAACTATTACTGATGATTTTATTGAACATGTTGAAAATAGAATTCTCCGTGATGTAGATTTAGATGTTTTTAAATCAAATCAAACAGCTAATCTTGTAACAAGTAATGCTTTTTTATCATTACCAGGAGGTACTAATCCTACACCTACATCTTTAGCTACAATTAGAAGTGTACATATTTATCCTGCCTCAGGAACGGCAACAAGGACATTTTTAGAACAAAGAGATATTAGTTTTATGAATGAATATTGGCCTAACAGAGCGTCTACAAGTACACCAAAATTCTGGGCATGGTGGGATCACAACTCATTATATGTTGCGCCAACGCCAGATGCAGCATATAATATTGAACTAGCAATTACTAGACTACCAACAAGACTATCTAGTAGTAATACAACCACATGGTTGAGCAACAATGCCCCTGCGGCAATGTTGTATGGATGTCTTGCAGAGGCCTTCAAATTCTTGAAGGGACCAGCAGAAATGCTGCAATTATACGAACAATCATATCAACGAGCCTTACAAGAGTTAGCTGCAGAGCAACAAGGTAGGCATCGAAGAGATGAATATATGCATGGGGCATTAAGGTTACCTATGCGTTCAACTAATCCATAGGAGGATAAAAATGGCAATAACTCAAGCAGTTTGTACCAGTTTTAAGCAGGAAATACTTGTCGAAGGACATAATTTTACTGCCACGACAGGTGACACATTTAAACTTGCATTGTATTCAAGTTCAGCTACATTAGGAGCCTCTACAACTGCTTATTCCAGTACAAATGAAGTTTCTAATTCAGGAACTTATACAGCAGGTGGAGGGTCACTTACATCAGTAACACCAACTACTTCAGGAACAACAGCTCTTTGTGATTTTGCTGATATATCATTTACATCTGCAACAATTACAGCAAGAGGTGCAGTAATTTATAATAGTAGTAATTCTAATAAAGCAGTATGTGTGTTGGACTTTGGAGGAGATAAAACTTCTACAAGTGGAACATTTACAATTCAATTTCCAACTGCCGATGCTGATAATGCTATATTAAGACTGGCATAGGAGATAATTTATGGCTCTAGTTATAGATGATAGAGTAAAAGAAACCTCAACTACGACTGGGACAGGTACACTTAATTTAAGTGGTGCTGTTTCAGGATTCCAGACTTTTGTTGCAGGTGTTGGTGATGGTAATACAACATATTATGCCATTGTTAACCGTGATGCAGATGAATGGGAAACTGGTATTGGAACCGTTACTGATGCTTCAACTGATACATTAGCAAGAACAACTGTAATTGCTAGTTCAAATAGTGATTCAGCCGTTACTTTTAGTTCTGGAACAAAAGATGTATTTACAACTTTACCAGCAAGTAAAGCTGTTTATGAAGATGGTAGTAGTGATGTCACTTTGCCAAACGATCTTATTTTAGGATCAGACTCAGCAGTATTAAAATTTGGTGCTGACTCTGATACAACTTTAACACACACAGACGGTACAGGTTTAACTTTAAATAGTACTAATAAACTTCTTTTTAGAGATTCTGCTTTATATATTAATTCATCTACAGATGGTCAGTTAGACATTGTCGCTGATACAGAAGTACAAATAGCAGCTACAACAATAGACATTAACGGCGCAGTTGCACTTAATGGTGCTATAACTGGCGCTACTGATATTACTTTATCAGGTGAATTAGATGCAGCAACATTAGATATATCTGGTAATGCGGATATTGATGGAACATTAGAAGCTGACGCAATTACTGTTGATGGAACAACACTAGCAGAATTTATTGCTGATACAACAGGAGCAATGGTTAGTAGTAATACTGAAACAGGTATTACAGTTACTTACCAGGATGGTGATAATACTATAGATTTTGCATTAGCGGCAGCACAAACAACTCTTACTTCCATTCTTAATTCAAGTTTAGTAGTTGGATATGGATCTTCTGATGCTAATATTGATTTTAGCACAGACAATGCAATTATTTTTGATATAGACGGGACACAGCAAATTAAACTTCAAGATGGAGCTCTTGTTCCAATAACAGATAACGATATAGATTTAGGAACAAATTCATTAGAATTTAAAGATGCATATTTTGACGGAACAGTAGAAGCTGACGCGATAACAGTTGGCGGAACAGCAGTTTTAACAGGTGGTGCCGAAACAGCAATCACTTCTGTATATAACACAAGTTTGGCAATAGGTTATGGGTCTTCGCATGCTAACATAGATTTTGGAACAGATAATGCTATTATTTTTGATATTGATGGTACACAACAAATTAAACTTCAAGATGGAGCACTTGTACCAATAACAGATAACGATATAGATTTAGGTACAAACTCATTAGAATTTAAAAATGCTTACTTTGACGGTACGGTTGAAGCTGATGCAATAACAATAGGTGGCACGGCAGTCACAGCAGGTGGAGCTACAGCAGGCTTCGCTCTTGCGATGGCCGTGGCGTTATAGTATAAGGAGGATAAATGGCACAGGATTTTAGAAATGTAGTAGCTAGAGCACAGGGACAAACAGCAGCAGCAATACTGACTGGTGGTAACTATGACGCTGTTATTGGCATTCGTTGTACAAACATTCTCACTACAACAATCAAGGTGGATATTTATATGGTAAGAAGTAGTGCAAACTACTACATTGCCAAAAATACTCCCATTCCTCCTGGTGGATCAATCGAATTGATTCAGGGCGGAGCTAAAATTGTGATGGCAAGTGGTGATGTATTGTGGCACGATTGCGATACAAACTCTGCACTAGATATTTGGGTAAGCTATATAGATACAATAAGCGAGTAGGAGGATTTATGAGCGAAGTGGCAGTAATTAATGGAATACAGTACATTGGGTGCACGGCACCTAATGAATCTATTCTACATCATACGGCAACAATGGATGCTAATCAGACAATTGAGTCTGCCGTGTTGGCAGGCCCAGTGACATTTACGTCAACAGTAACAATAACAGGTAATGTGGTAGTAGTATAAATGGCTAATATTGAATTAGATGGAACTAATAAAAAGATAAAGGTAGACTCTGGTGATTTAACACTAGATGTACCAGGCGATATTATTTTAGATGCTGATGGTGGTGATTTAGTATTTGCAGATGGTGGAACTAATCTTTTAAAAGTAACTAATAGTTCTTCAGATGTAGTAGTACAACCACAAGTAGATGCTAAAGATATTAAATTTAATCAATACGATGGAAGAACATTATTAGATGTTAATGATGGTGGTTTTATTGGTATTGCAAATGGTGCAACTGGGCCAGGTCAATTAAGACTATATGAAGATACTGATAATGGAACAAATTATACAGCATTACAAGTTGGCACACAATCTGGTGATATAACTTATACATTACCTACTGCCGATGGTTCTAATGGCCATGCATTAACTACAAATGGTAGTGGTACTTTAAGTTGGGCTTCAGCAGGAACTACTTATGCAGGTATTGACGACCAATCCTCTTCTAACGATGACCAATTAACAATTTCGGATACAGCAGTTATAATAAATGAAGATTCTGATGATTTAGATTTTAGAGTAGAATCTAATGGTAATGCTAATATGTTATTTATTAGTGGTGGAAATGATGTTGTTGGTGTTGGATCAGAAGGTGATTTAGGAGTAGGTCTTCATGTTAAATCTGCCGATAGTAGTGCAAGTGTAGATAGTGCGGCTGATGAATTTGTAATTGAAGGAAGTGGTGCTTCTGGTATGTCAATTTTATCAGGTACATCTTCTTCTGGCTCAATTTATTTTGGGGATAGTGGTGATAATGATATAGGTTATGTAGCTTATAATCATAGTAGTAATAAATTAATGTTTGGTGGTAATGCTAGAGAAGTAGCACATTATAATAGTGATGGTAATTATCAACAAGGATTAAGTGGTGGTGGAGATGGTATATTTCTTCAATCTCCTGGTCCAGGAAGTTCGGGAGCATATGTAAACCCTATTGGGTTTGAAGGAAAGGGTGCTTTTCACTACATATTTCAAGACCAAGGTGATGACCCCGGAGATAAATGGAGCTTTATGTATGGTGATGCTAGTAATGGTAATGTTGGAGCAGATGATGGTTTAAGGTGGGCACAGTATGGTAATAGTGCTTGGGATACGGAATTAAAATTAAATCAAAATGGTGTATTAAGTTCTGAAGGTGCTATGAATGCATCAACAACAGTTGACTATGCCGAGTATTTTGAATGGAAAACTGAACTTGCAAATGATGCTAAAATTACAGAAACATATGGATTAACTGTTGTGTTAGATGGCGATAAAGTTAGATTAGCTGAAGCAGGTGAAGAAGCAAAAGTATTAGGTGTTGTAAGACCTAATCATACATCAGCAGTTGTTGGTGGTGCTCAAATATTTAGATACAAAGATAAATATGAAAGAAATGTTTGGGGTGAAATTCAATATGAAAATTATACAAAATGTAATTGGATTAAAGATGGTAAAAGGTATTCTCATGCAAAAGATATGCTACCCGATGATGCTCCAAAAACTAATGAAGAAAAATTGGCAGTTAATTATGAAGAAAGAACAACTTATAGAAAAGATAAAGGTAAACATAAAAAAGATGATTTACTTATGAGAATGAAAATAAAAGATTCTTTTGATTCAACTAAAACATATATACCAAGAGAAGATAGAAGAAAAGAATGGTGTATTGTAGGATTACTTGGACAAGTTCCAATTAGAGATTCAGCAGTTATACCAACTTCTTGGATTAAAATGAAAAATTTGGAATCAGGTATAGACCTGTATTATATTAAATAGGAGTAATAAATGGCAGAGATAAGAGTAAACGCAACTGGAGAACTAAAGCTCTATGATTCAGATG